CATCATGACGCATGCGCCCATCGCCCGAGCGCAGCGCATCACAAACGCGTCAAACGAAATCCCGTCTTGAATTGGTGCTGTATATGCTGATGGCATTTATTTCTCTCCCCGCGCAATCACGCGCTCAATATCTGTTTTCACCGGTAGCCATATGGCAACTAGAACGGATATTCCCCGTCGTCTTGCGAACCGGATGCAGCGCGGCTTGCGCCGGATGTCGCGCCGCCGTCCACTGGTTTGAACGAAAGGCTTTGGAATCGACCTTTACTGCCTTCTTTCGTCCACGCGCTGACGTAGTACATGACGCCGCCAATCATTGCCTTGCCTGTAGCGTGCGGATGCGTGTCCTTCTCGCGCTTGTCGTTTCGGAAGAGAGATCCAGAGTTGTCTTTCTGTTCGTATGCCATTACGCAGCCTTTTTGAAATGTTGAAGTTGAGTCGCCACCTCATCCAAAAACCTGATTACTTCAAGTTCCAGGCTCTGGATATATTTCTCGTCGCGGTCGATGACTTGGTGATAGAGCCGCAGGTGTTCCGGCATGCGTGGATCGAAGCTCACGAAGTGCCAGCGCGATCGCCCAGTAACCCACATGCATCCCTGAACCTGCGCGGCATGTTCTTCCGGCATACCATCGCGAATCGTTGCCAGATGAACGGCACTGTTTTTGGGGCATTTGCTTTCATAGCCAGCATCCTTGCCTATCAGACCATCAGGACTGCACCCGACAAAGGAAATCGATGGATGCTTTACGAATGGTGATTCGGTGACGATGAGCGCGGTTTCCGCTTCAAAGGCTGCGCGAGCAAACGGCTCCGCGTCACGCCCCCATGCCATTGCGTAGCTGTCTACGCTTTCCGCTGGCTGGCCCGTGATTCGCTCAATGACCAAGCGCATCAAATAGTCATCGCGAGCCTTGAGCGGCTTTCCTGTTTTTCCTACCGCGAGAACGTCACAGAACCGCGATGCGGTAACGTGGCCGCACCGATCCGCAAACCATTCTTCCGTGCGCTGAAGATCAGACATTCACGACCTTTCCGGCGCGGTCTTTCAGCGCATCCAGTTCGTTGGCAAGTGCCTTGCGTTGGTGCTTTTGCAGCTTGCCCCACGCAGATTCAAGTGCTTCAATCCCGGTATCCGCAACAGCTTCCAGATCAGCCAGAAGGGATGCTCGTTCGTCGCTATCCATCACATCCTCGGCCTGGGCGCGGGCAGCAACCTCTGCGGCATTCTGGCGCACTGGCTTGTCGTTCACATCTACGATGCGTTCTGCTTCGTCCTGGTCGTAGATGCCTACATACCCGAACGCGAGGCGAGCGCACTGGATCATGGCCTTGTGTCGCAGCATGCGCTTCGGGTGCGATTGCCACGGCCCTGCCGCGCGCTTACACTCGCTCATGTACTCGGTAACTTTGATCGGATGAGAGCGGTCTTTGCGATAGATGATGCAGGTGCATGAATCTTCATCCTGCTGGAAATCCATTCCGTCGAACTGCGGATTCTCATTGATGATCCGCGACCAGCCATCCACGCCAACGACCGGAACAATGCCGTTGTTCTTGTCGGGGAAGGCGTAAATTTCCTTTGTCCAGGGGTTCAGACCGTATTGATTGGCGACGATCAAAAGCGCGCTCATCTGCGCATCGGATACTTGGCCTTTAAACGCCGTCGCTTTGAGAACCGCAACCAGATCGCCCGATTCCGGGATGTTGAACAGGTTGGCGAGTTTTGCCGCTTGCTGTACGACTAATGCTGTCATGACTTACCTTTCATGCGGAGACTTTGCCCGCGTTAGTTTTACTTCCGAATCACAGCTCTTGCCATCCGCCGCAACATCCTGATCCACCGACCGGCGCGGCATGTGGGGATGTGGGTCATTTCCACGGCTCCGAACTAAAGGCAACTAAAAACAGAACAACATATATCTGCCAGTCAGTTATCCCAATGCCTGCAGTTGATAAAACAATTCCTGCAATAGCTGATTTGCTAATATTCCAGATCATTACTTAATCCTCCGCACCTTCTTCGGCGCCTGCTGCTGCGCTTGCTGCTGGCGGATGCGCTCGAACGTTGCTCGAATATCCGTGTGCGCAGAGCCAACCCAAACGCGCTCCGGGTTGCACATGTGCGTCTTCGGCAGTTCTCGGCTATAGGGTTGTTTCTAAAGCCCCCGCAATCAAAATACATGCAGCAATCAATGCAAGGCACAGACGCTGGTGCCGAGCGAAGTAGTCGGTATCTGAAAATAGGCTCATCGCGCAAACACTCCCGCAAGAAAATCAACGTTAGCCATCATCAAAACGCCAGCCATGAAAAGGGCGCACCAGAAGAAGAGTTCGCAGAGGGTCATACGATCACGCTTTCATTTGCGTCAAAGGCGATCGCAAGAAGTTCCTGTAGCTGCGCTTCCAGTCGAACAGTTTTTGCGTGCGCCTCAGCATTCACCGCCTTGATTTCCTCACGCAGCGCATTCGCCTTGCTCTCGATCATCCCGTTTTCATCAAGCAGATTCACAGTAATAATTGCGGTGCCGGCCTCTGTGTATCCTTCGCCGAGCCAGTGCTTTTTATTTATCCGTGTCGTGGTGAAAACGAAGTCAGACACGTCTTCCGGCTTCGGCATGTGTCCTGGCCCTATGGAGCTATGCTTGCTGATCCATACGAGCGCTTCGCCTGTGATTGTTTTCGTGCTCATGCTCACTCTCCTGAGTTAATGGGTGTTGACAAACCGGGCTACTATCAAAGCTTCCAGCGTCCTGCTCATCCGGTTCGGCAGGCTCGGTTGGGTTCGGGTACTAGCCGAACAGATCCAGTCATGCGGCTTGCCAACAAGTCAGGCAACTAGCGCACATGCGATCGGAATTCCTTTCGCGCTGCTACCTCTAGCCAATCGCCTGACTTGTTAGCTCCGCGTTTCGTGCGGAATACGGCGCAACGGGTGCGCACCAAGGTTGATAAGATCGGCGACTAACGTTCTCAGGCACATCTGGCGTTCCTCCAGTGCCGCCGATTACTCGCTGATTACGGTTTCAGCTCCCATCCACTTTCCCCGCGATCTCGCCCTCCCTTTTGTTCGCTGCTGGGCGAGGGGTGCGGGTGGGTGATGGGCGGTTAGGGCTCGGCACCTGCTTTGGTGAGGGCGGCGCGGCGCTCTTTGAAACGGGTTAGCCCATCGTTTAATTTCGATGTGACTCGGCATTGCTGCTCCGTGCTCAGCTCGCACAGCATCACGCTTATGATGTGTTCGGCCGCTTGGAGATCGCTCACCAGCGCATCATGCACATTGCAGGCGCGGACGATAAATTCGGCATTGGCTACCTGTACATGCCCCGGCAATCTTTCAAACATGTTATCGATTGGTCCGGCCTCAGTATTCAACCCGTGCATTTTCGCAACGATGCGGCGGTTCTCTTGCCCTTGGGCATCGCTAGTCATAATGCGCAGGCCGTTTCTCATCCACGGCGTCGCTGTATGTTTCGCTTCCATCCTTCTCTCCCGTTGTTGCTGCGATGTGTTGCGGCATGGAAGAAGTATAGGAATACCGATATTGGATGTCAATAGGAATTCCGATAAAAAAGTAAAATATTTCCACCGCCCGATTTCCGGGCAACAAAAAACCGCCGAAGCGGTTGGGGGAAGGGCGGCAAGCTGTCGCCTATAATTCTGACAAGGAGATAGCCATGAGAATGACCGACGACCAGATCCTTTCACTCATCACCAGCGGAGAGATCGCCGAGGTAGACCTGAGCTTGACGGCGTTGACCAGGCTATTCGTGCGCGAGCTGGCAGCAATTTCGCCCAAGATCAATCGCGATGAACTTGGCGCAATGCTGGTAGTGGGAGCAGCGCTTTACCAGCACGGCGCAAAGGAGTTTCGAGCAGGGATCGATGAGAAGGCGCTCTTTGCGGCGATGCAGAAGAGGCAGGATAAGGAGAAGGGGCGTTAAAAAGGCGATATTAGACTTTGCGTACCCAGCTAAGTAACCGTGCTTTTGGTGGTGTTCAAATAGGCGATTGGTCCCATATTTAGGAAACATTTGGACGTGCTGTCGCTTCGCTCCTTCGCTCGCAATATTAGTGCTCTACATAGCGACACAGTAAAGGTGCAAGCGACGGCGAAATCTCCAATCCGTCCAAATTTGGCAAACCCCGCAGTCAAGTCTATATCCATAGGGTCGGAATCCCATTGCGACACTAGCCTGCCTAGCGCTTCAAGATCGCGCTTTTGGAAGGAAGATGGGTACCAAACTTCGTGCGCCATTCGATATTGCAATTCGTTTCTCGTATGGCTAAGCCAAGTTGTCGCGCCATACTTTCTTCCGAGTGCACGCAGAGCGTCTAGTTGCGCGAATACTTTTTGGGACTCTGAATCGGCCATTGGCCCGGCCAAAACGCCCTCGGCTAACAGTCGAATTTTCTCGTCAAAGAAGTGCCAAAACGCCTCGTGCGCACCACCCTTTGCGCCGCCTGATAATTTGCTCCATGTCAGGCGTGTTGCGCCACTTTCAATCTCGCAGCGATACGCGCCAGTCTGAAGTTTGAACGGAGTGGCAGAGCCCATAGCATTGGCTACAGCGTCGATCTTAGAGACATGCAAGCCGTCTAGCCAGCAGCATCCATCTCCGAGCATTCGAATTACGGTATGACCAGCATAAAACGCGGAGTAATACAGTTGAATCAAACTCCAAGGCAGATTCGCCTTTTCGGAGAAGGTGTCTTTTATTTGAAGAATGGTCTGAAGAGATGATATGGAAAGACGGCTGCAGTCAGAGGCGGTCGCCGACGAAATAAATTCTGAATCACGAAAATCGAGCGTTACTGTTTGTGCAGTGGTATCAAATCCTAAAAGGTACGCGGCCTTGTTCGAAGTAATTACGTCAGACAGACTGAACGTAGATTGACGGCCATTTACCGACAGCAGACGGCCGACAAGTTTCGGCAGCAGCGCGTCAGAGATCAACGACATTTATGCTAAACGACTAGCGCCAAGCGTAAATCCTGTATCCATCGCATTTTCAAATGTTTTGAACAGCGCAGCAGGGCTTGAGCCTGGATTGGACAAGGTCGTTTTTTTGATTTTCGAGGCTAAAGGGCGAAGCACTTCTTCGAAATTGCCGACTACGTACTCCCCGCTATAACGTACATGTACTCTTTCAGCGACAAGGGGGAATAACAGCAATATTGCTCTAAAAAGAGTCGAGCTGGTGATATTGGCTTCTACCTTACCCCTTTTTATTTTTGCGGCATTCGGCGTGCCGTTGCGCCTTTATTTGGCGCAGCGCAGCGCCTCGCCGACTACCGAAGCGCTATGCGCGCCACTGTATCGCCATGATTAAACCGTAAACATTGCCGATCGGAATCTCATGTTTATGGGGCTGGCAAAATTTTCCAGTTGGAATATACTGTACGTTCATACAGTGCTTCTTCCCCGCAGGCCGCGATGACCGGAACCAGAAGCCCATCATCGTGAGTTGTGGAGGCCACGTGTCAAAAGCACAGGAGAAGGAACTTCTGGATGCATTTCGTAAATCAAACCCAGGCTTTCAAGCCAGTCTGGTCGCGCTTGCCAAGAAATGCGCGGAGAAATCGGCGAGTCATTCAAGCCGATCCCGCTTTGGCGCGGATGCGCAGGCCATTTCAATAAAGGTACGCCCCTCATCGGTCGCCTCGCGGTAGGCCATTACGAGCTGCAATTCTTTTGGCGTGATGCTTTTGATTGGGTACTTCAAGCCCTTCCCGGTCTGAAGCCATAGGGCGCTTACCCCGAGGGCAGCCGCAATTGCAGGAAGGTACTTTGAGCTGGCGGAGTCGCCCTTCTCAAGCTCTGATAGTGACGGCTGTTTAATCCCGACTTTCTGCGCAAGCTCCACTTGCGTAAGAGGGATTTCTAGTCGTGTTTCTTTAATTCGTTGCCCGATAGACATTCCGATATTCTCTCTTGCGGAGAAATCGGAATTCCTATTGACAGGAATTATCGGAACACCTATATTGTTACTCATGGACATTCGAAACATATTGATGCGACTCCAAGCTGCCGGCATGACGCAAGCGGAGATCGGGGCAGCTATCGGCTGCACGCAGCCCACGGTTAGCGAAATGGCGAGCGGCAAAGTGGGAACGGTGCGCCCATCTTGGAAGATCGTTCAAGGCCTTACTCAGCTTGCGGAAAAAAGAGGCTTGCGTCGCGAGCAGCAAAAGAACTCTCCTCGTCGCCGCTCCACCGACAAGAACCAATAACCCGCCGCTCCCGGAAACGACCAGCGGCTTTTTTGCGCCTGTACTTGAGTTGACGTTTGGCATCTGTTTTCTAGTTGGAATTTTTACCGCATCACTTTTTTAAATCCTGAAACCTTTTTACGAGGATGAATCATGAAAGCAACACGCAACATCGTTATCAAGACCCTGTTCAACGCTGACGAATATTCCGCTTTCCGAGATGCCTGCAACGACGCGGACATCACGCAAAGCAAGCAGCTTCGGGACATGGCTAACGGATGGGTGGCGCAACGGAATGATAGGCGCAGGGCGGTGCGCGGGGAATGTCCCGGCGCTGTCCAGAAGCAGGCCATGTTCTTGCCCGGGAAGGTTCGTTTCTCGGGTCGCACGATGAGCATGCGCATGTGAGCTACCCGGCAGTACCAAGCGCAGATAACGACAAATACACGAGGCAGGAATGAGCAAACCAACACCGAATGATTACATCGTCTACCACGCCCACCAGTGGCGCAAATCCGATCAGTCAGTGATTGGGGCAGACGAAGGAGAGAAGACCGTAGCGAAACAGGCGCACCGTCAAGACATCCGGAATTTGCGCAACGCTGTCGATATGGCGATTCGCAATGGTGCGCCTGTCATGCAACCGGAATCGGGGAAGGGCGAGCCATGACAGGCGATCAACTCAAGCGCGCCGGCCAATCACTGGCTCTCGGCCACGCCGGTAAGTCATGGACAGATTCCACGCTCGACAAGCTGCGGGCGTTCTGCAAGGCGCGCAAGGATATGGGCGCGCCGACCTTTCGCTTTGAAGAATTCCGCGCTGTTGCTGAACACGCTGGCTGGCCGATGCCGCCAGATCATCACGTATGGGGTGCATTGCCGGGCCGAGCTGTTCGCGCTGGCCTGATTCGCTTCACCGGTGGCTACGAAAAAGCGCAATCGCCGAAGACTCGCTCCCACCCGATCAAAGTTTGGGTGGCGCTATGAGCATGGGCAGCCATCAATCTGCAGCGATGAAATCCGATGTCTGGTTGACGCCACCGGAGATCATTTTTGCGCTCGGCGCATTTGATCTTGATCCATGCTCGCCGATTGATCGGCCTTGGAATACCGCGCGCCAGCACTACAGCATCGAACAAGACGGGCTTCGTCAGCAATGGCGTGGCCGTGTTTGGCTGAACCCGCCTTACAGTCGAGAGGCCGTCAAATGGTTGCGGCGCATGGCGGAACATGCCCACGGAACGGCGCTGATCTTTGCGCGCACCGAAACATCGTGGTTCTTTGAAACGGTGTGGCGTGCTGCGACCGCGATCCTATTCATTGAAGGCCGATTGCACTTTCACTTGCCAGATGGATCGCGGGCGAAGGCGAATGCGGGGGCGCCTAGCTGCCTAGTTGCCTACGGCATGGATGATGCCGAGACATTGCGAAACAGTGGGATTGCCGGTCATTTTTCGATGATCCCATCGGCCCACCTCCCACCGAATCCCATGATGCCCGCAGTCGTTTCAAGCGTTTTGCGGTCGGTCAAATCATGAGCGCCACACTGTACCGCGAATTCACCCTGCGCAACGGGAATGTCTGGTCCGCTCTGGTCGCGCTGGTAAAGGCCAATGCGCCGGTATTCGCCGAGAAGGGCGAGCCACTGCGAGTCATCGTGACGAGCGAAGAGCGCAAGCGCAACGCGGAACAGAACCGCTTCTATTGGGGTGTGGTGCTTCGAGACATCGCCGAGCAGGCTTGGGTGAACGGTCAACAGTACGACAAAGACACATGGCATGAATACTTTGCCCGCAAGTTTGGCGTGTGCGAAGACGTGACGCTGCCTGACGGCGAAATCATCGTTCGCCGAAAGTCAACCACGCAAATGAGCGTGCATGAGTTCAGCGAGTACCTGAATCAGGCGCAGGCGTATGCAGCGGGAACATTGGGAGTGGAATTCGAATGAAGCGCATCTATATCGCCGGCCCGATGACGGGCTATCCAGAACTGAACTTCCCGGCCTTCCACGCCGAAGCTGCCCGCCTTCGAGCACTTGGTTACGAGGTTGTGAATCCCGCCGAAATCAATGCCGATCCATCCGCTGGCTGGGTTGATTGCATGCGCGCAGACATTCGCGAGCTGGTGACATGCGATGCGGTTGCGACGCTTCACGGATGGAGCAAATCAAAAGGCGCATCGCTCGAAGTGCATATTGCCCGCGAACTCGGTTTGCTGGTTGGCGATGCTGCTGCGATTTTGGCGGATCAGGATGCGCGGAGGGCGGCTTGATTCTGTTCCTTGTAATGATGTGGGCGTTCATCAGTGGGCATTGGTTCGTCGGCCTGTTACTCCTTCTTCACTTGATTGACGTGGAATGAAACGCTCCGCCATAACTCGCCCCAAGCCGCAGCCGGGGATTCTGCGCACCGCCAGCCTAAAGGCGGGAAAGCCGACATTGGCAGCAAAGCCGAAAACGCGTGAGTGTGAAGTGTGCATGCATATCTTTCCGGTGCAGCGGATGGGGCAAAAGGTGTGCAGCCCAAGGTGCGCGAAGAAGCACGCGGAGGCCGCGCGCAAGGCCGAGCGCAAGGATCTGAAGGAAAAGAAGCTGGCACTCAAGCCGCGCAAGTGGTGGCTCGCCAAGGCCAAGACCGCCATGCACGCCTACATTCGCGCACGCGACGAAGGCAAGACCTGCATTTCCTGCGACACGATCCTTATCAAGCTTGGCCGCGTCGGGGGCGACTATGACGCCGGCCACTTCAGGAGCGTGGGCAGCGCCAAGCATATGGAGTTCGTGGAAAACAACATCCACGGCCAGTGCAAGCACTGCAACGACTACTTGAAAGCGAACCCGGCAGGGTACGAGCGCGGACTGCTTGCGCGCTTCGGTGCCGAGTACGTCGAGGCACTCAAGAACGACAACGAGCCACGACATTTGGCGATCGATGATTTCAAGGCGATCGAGGCGCACTACAAGGTCGCACTCAAGCGGCTGGCTATGGATAAAGGGGTGGAGTGATGTCAAACAACATGGAGAAAGTAATGAGTGAAATTGCAGGCGCGGTATCGCTGAAAGTCCTAGCGGAGCGGAAAGTTGAGGGCGTTAACAAGCAAACACAATTTAAGGTCGATCCGCGCATCGTCGAAATCGAGCCGGGGTTCAATGCCCGTCCCATCGACCGCGATCACGTGAAGGCATTCAAGGAATCTATCAAGGCCGGCTCCGTCATTCCGCCGATGTTCGTTCGCGTCGAAGATGGGCGAATCATCCTGGTCGACGGCCATCACCGGGAAACAGCCTACTGCGAGCTTATCGAGGAAGGCTTTGAAATCTTGGCAGTTGATGTGATTCAGTTTCGAGGCAACGATGCGGAGCGCGTCGCCCACATGATCACGACTTCACAAGGGCTCCCTCTTACGCCACTGCAGCTCGGTATCTCCTATCGCAAATTGGTTGCGTTCGGTTGGACGATACAGCAGATTGCCGCCAAGGTTGGCAAGTCAACGACGCACGTTTCGCAATGCATCCTGCTTGGGGAATCGAACGCCGATGTGCAGGGCATGGTGGCGCGAAAAGAAGTGGCAGCCCATCTTGCCATTAAGGCGGTGAAAAAACACGGCAGCAATGCGGGAGCCGTTCTTGCTGACCACCTGGAAACGGCTCGCTTGTCCGGTAAAGGAAAAATCACTGAAAAGACGGTCGAGGGCGCGACGCCAACGAAAACCCTTGCCGACGCCATCCAGACAGAAATCGATAGCGGCGGTAGCTTTAAGGCCGAGTCACTTTGCCCCAGGTATGCACACCTGATTGCCTATTTGCGAAATTCTGAAATGGTCGCTCGAATTGCCAAGGAAGTGCAGGCCGCGTAATGGCTAATCCCTGGTTTCGCTTGTGGACAGACATGGTGAACGATCCGAAGTTTCGGACGATCGCGCGCGTCTCCAAGCAAGAAATCAGCCGCGTGATCTCGGTCTACGTCCACATGATGACCTGCGCATCGAACGCAAGCGAGCGCGGCCACACGGAAGGCTGGTGCGATGAAGATGTCGCGACGGCACTAGACATCGAAACTGAAGACGTGCAAGCCATCAGAGAGGCAATGCAGGGGCGTGTTCTGGATGGTGATTATCTGACCGGGTGGGAAAAACGCCAGCCGCTGCGCGAGCGTGAAGATGGCACAGCGGCCGAACGCAAGCGCCAACAACGCGCACGTGAAGCCAATCAAAACAATGTCACACCAAGTCACGCCACGTCACACCAAGAAAAGCCTAGAGAAGAAGAGATAAGAAAAGAAGAGATAAAACCAAAGTCAAAGACAGAGGCCACGCAACGCGCTTCGCGATTGCCTGCTGGCTGGATGCCATGCCTTGAAGACGCAAGGTTTTGCCAAGACACACGCCCTGATCTCTCGATCGACGAAACCATGAACAGATTTCGTGATTACTGGATTGCTCAGCCGGGAGCAAAGGGGAAAAAGCTCGACTGGTCAGCGACATGGCGCAATTGGGTGCGCAACGAAAAGATGAAGCCTCAAGCACGCGGCTCGCCTGCCGGCCGACCTGAGAAATTCGACCCGACCGCCTACGTCAACCGCAACAGGAGCACACCGCAAAATGAACGCACCATCACACTCGACGCAACTGGTGAACCCGTTTGATCGCTGGTTCGCTCCGGTTGAAAAGCTGCAAGGAAAGTCCTTGATGGACCACCTTTACAACCGGCTTGACGGTGCTTACCCGCACAAGTGGCGCTCCAACTTTCCGAGCCAGCAGGCGATTGATAACTGGTCCACTAGTTGGGCTGAAGCCTTTGAGGAAGAGGGTGTCACTCCGATGATGATTGCTGGCGGCCTGAAAGCCTGCCGTACCCGCTACGACTGGCCGCCGTCATGCGCCGAGTTCATCAAGGCTTGCAAGCCGTCTGTGGATCCGCTCGTCGCGTACTACGAGGCCGTCAACGGAACACAGGCCCGCGAGCAAGGAAAGAAGGGCGACTGGAGCCACCCGGCCATCTTCTGGGCGTCTGTCAAGGTCAGTGCCTACGACCTCAAGCATGCGTCCTACTCGCAGATCAAGCAGCGGTGGGAAAAGGCCCTTGCTGACGAGATGGAGAAGGGCGAATGGGCTCCAGTTCCTGAGGCGTTGCAAGCCCTACCAGCGCCAGGGAAAAGCGAGCTATCCAAGGAGCACGCGGCGCGGATGGTGATCGAGCTCAAGGCGACAGAAACGATCAAGAAGGCCGAAGACAAGACGGACCATCGCTTGTGGGCAAAGCGGATCCTCGCGCGCGAGAAGAAGGGCGACAAAACGCTGAGCGCATTGCAAGTGCGGTTTGCGCGTGAAGCGCTGAATGTGGCGATGCCATGAGCCTACCTCCCGACATCTGCTGCCGCCTCTGCCAGCTCGCGAAAACTGGCACAGGCGCAGCGGTCGATTACCGATGTGTCGACTGCTGCATTCGCCTGCTTGGCCGGCTGCATTCCGAAGATATGGCCAAGGGCATGTTGCGGAGCATAGAGCGGGTAACAACGGACGATCCCGAGCACATCAAGCGCGTTCGGGATGCTTGGAAAAACTATGTTGAGGGAGGAAGGAAATGACGACAGTAACGCAGTGGTTTGGACCATTCAGCAATCCGGTGCATCCCGGCAATTATCAGTCGTTCCCGTTTGAGGCGGACGACGAGTCCATCTATCGCATGGCGTATTGGGATGGCGAGGATTGGCTTGATAGGGAAAATGGAAGCTCACTGAAATTCCAAACCCGTAAATGGCGCGGCCTAGTCGAAAAGCCGCAGCCATGACTCCCGCCGAGATAGTCGCCCAATGCGACGCCGAAAACCGTCAGGCGATCAAAGCGGCGGGCGGCGTGGATTCGGAAGTAATCATGGCGCTGCTGAATGCGGCCAGCATGCGCGGCTTCAGGCTCGGCAGCAATGTAGCAATGTCGATGGTGCAGGGTTCGCTGGCTGTAAAGCTGGCGGCAATGGATAAACGGGAGGTGTGAGATGACGAAACGCGAACAAGCAATATTTGATCGGCAGCGACGCATTCTCGATCTGCTCACGAAATCCGGCTTCACGATCAATGAGATTGCGCCTCAGGTCGGCATGTCTCGCGTGGTCATAGGCCGCGATATTGATGAGTTGCACGAGTGCCGTGAGGTCAGGATTGAGGAATGGCGTCCGGTGCGCGGCGTGTACTCGGCAGTTTATCGGGCTGGCTGCGAACCCGATGTCGAGATGCCGGAGAGTGTGGCCCACCGTTGGGCCGCATTCGGCGAAACAATGCAGAAGCGGGCAGAGCAGAAGAGGGTGCCGGCTGAGCGTCATTGGCTGGACGTTGCACTGTTTGGTGAATACCGGCGAACAGCATGACAGACGAAATCAACGTCCTAGCCCTGCACTTCGTCGGCGGCCGGCTTAATCCGGAGCCGAGCAGGGCGAGGGAGGCGAGGTATTACGGGGATCCGGCTGCATGGGTCAAGTTTGGAAAACGAGAGGGGGCGCAAGTGGATCGACAAAGCGACAAAGAAAAGGCCGACACGCTGCTGATGGAGTGGTACCGGTGGACGAAGCTGTACCGTCCAAATCTCGGCGCACCGAAGATCGCCCCGTACTGTAAGCAAAGCCAGAGCAGCAAGCAGTACGAAGACGCATCCGACCTGACGCACGACCGGGTATATCAGAACGAGATGAAAGCAGTCGATTTCTGCGTGGACGCGATTGCCGTGCCCATGCAGCAGGCGATTGGAACGGAAATGCGGAATCGTGAAGTGCGGGCCAAGGTATGGCGCGATTCGGGCAACCGGCAATATTCGGATGCGCTGGCTTTGGTGATGGTGGTGATGCGGAAACGTGGGTTGTTTGACTAACTACAGGAGGATTTATGGGGATCGACTATAGGGCAGCAGTATTCGTTGGATTGCCGAGAGGTGAAATTCAAAATCAAGATCTTATCGACGATGACGAGTTGGAGGTGTGCCCGCCATATTACGATGGAAATGGCGCGCGCCATGCAATTGCCGGATTCGAATACAAGGGATCGGATACATATGCGGCAACGGAGTTTGAATGGGATCAAGCTAAAGTTGATGAGTTGAAGGCGGAATTCAAAACATTAACCGGGCAAATGGCAAAGGTTTATATCAGCCCATACGGTTATTAAAAAATGCTTGTAACCGCGTTCTCTTTGTGCAAGAATTCGCGTGTGGGTGGAAAATCACGCCCGTAGCAAACGTAAGCCTCGCCTCGAAAGAGTCGGGGCTTTTTTGCATTTCTGCTCCACCCGAGAGGCAATGACTGAATCGGTATGGCGACAAGACAGGCAGGCGGTGCCAGCCGCAACGTGAGCCGAAATCAGCCGTAAAGCCTGACGGCAGCCGGACGCTGTAACCGGCACCAATTTGGAGTCCGCCATGACCCAGCCAAGCAACGAAGAAATACGCCGTCAGCTTGGCAGCATGCCCGTTGGCGAGAACGATCTATCCGAGTACGAATTCAAGATCACGCGCCGAGCGCCAGCAGAGAACAAGCCGAGCGAGTCGGACTATGACCCAGATGCCTGGGTGGCGTTATGAAGTAATTTAAGTGTCTCCTTCCCATCTCTCCTGATGGAAGTTCGCCCGCAGCCGAAAGGTTAGCGGGTTTTTTTACATCCGCGCCATGACCGACACGACCAACACCGCAGAGGTAATCGAATCGTTGGTGAATCTGGTGCATGGCGACTCTGATGCGCGCGTCCAGCAGTTGTTCCGGCAAAACCTCCAGGTGTTGGTTGAGCTGGCGAAGGGCGAGCAGCGCCGGGATTGGTCGATCGAGATGTCGGATGCGGTTTCGCACCGTGGCGTGCATATGGTGCATTGAACCATGGAAGCATTCGAGTTTTCGATCCGAAGCAACATCAAGGAAATCCAGAAGAAGCTTGGCGCATTCGCTTATCAGCAGGTGCCATTCGCCAGTGCGGCGGCGGTGACCAGTCTAGCAAAGCTCGTGCGCGATGCCGAGGTGAAAAACATCCAGTCGACGTTCAAAAACCCGTCGCCGTTCACCGTAAAGTCTGTTCGCATGACGGCTGCCAGAAAAGGCAGTCCAGTCGCTACAGTATTCGTCATGGACAAAGCGGCGCAGTATCTTGAACCATACGAGGATGGCGGCACGCACCATCTTGCGAGTAACGCCTTGCTGAATCCGAAAGATGTCGCGCTCAACCAGTACGGCCAACTACGCAAAGGCACGCTCGCAGCACTTAAGGCGCGCAGTGACATTTTCATCGGCGAAGTAAAGACAAAGCACGGCATGGTCAATGGCGTATGGCAGCGCTCGGCTGAGAAGGCGACAGTGCGACGCATGAAGGGTGGCAAGCTGGTTGTCGCGAATGCAAAGCGCGGCTTCAACACTTCAGGACAGCTGAAGCTACTGATCCGATTCGGTGATGCCCTGCCGGTGAAGGAGCGATTGCACTATCGAGCGCGTGCGCAGAAGGTCGTCGACATGAATGTCGATCGTGAGTTCGGGCGAGCGCTGGCCAAGGCGATGGCGACAGCGCGATGACGTCGCACCAATCATGCGCAACATTGTTGCAAAAAAGCAACGGGTCCTCCCTGGAGGGTCAAACTACGAGGGCATTGCGCGCCGCGATATTCGTCTAGCTACAGACTTTTGAAATTTAGGTAAGGGCTATGGCGATCGTTTCCCAAGCTGAATACGCGCGGATGCGCGGTGTCAGCGAGAAGACTGTCTCCGTCTGGAAGAAGGAGGGGAGGCTGGTGCTTTCCGATGGCGGCGTGGACGTGGACGCGTCCAATGCATTCCTCGCAAAGTACCGCACCGCCGGTCTAGGTAAGGCAGGTAAGGGTAAGGCGTCGGGTAAGGGAGCGCCTGAGGTAAGAGCTGGCGAGACGCCGGCCCAAGCGGCTGACAGAATTTTGTCCGAGACCGGCGCCGACATGTCGATCGAGGAAGCCAAGCGCGTCAAAGAGAACTACCTGGCGCTACTGAACCAGCTCGAATACGACCAGAAATCGGGCGCTGTCGTGGCAGTTGCCGACGTCGCCAAGGCTGTTGGCGACGAATACGCCAGGGTGCGTACCCGGCTGTTGGCAATTCCTGCTGAGCGAGCCCCGGACATACATCGAATGAAGACGGTCACCGAAGTGCAGGACGCGCTGCAGGAGATGATCGTTCAGGCCCTTGAGGAGTTGACTCGTGACGGAGTTGGTAGCCCCGCTTGAAGGGCGGCGCTACGCCAATGGGTTTTCAGCGCTGCAGCGCGGCCTTCTGGAATCTCGCCGCAGGAACCTGCAGCCTCCGCCAAAGCTGACGTTGAGCCAATGGGCGGAGCGGTACGCCGTTCTGTCGCGCGAGACCAGCGCGCAGACAGGCCGGTTTCGGTCCTTCCCGTATCAGACCGGGATCATGGATGCAGTGACCGATCCTTCGGTGACGATGATCACGGTCCAGAAGTCTGCCAGGGTTGGATACACGAAGATCCTCGATCATGTTGCCGGGTATTTCATCCACCAGGACCCGGCGCCGCTGCTGGTTGTGCAGCCTCGCGTCGAGGATGCGGAAGATTACAGCAGCACCGAGATCGAGCCCATGCTTCGGGACACGCCGGTGCTGTCGGAAATTACTGGCGATTTGAAAGCCAAGGACTCGAAGCAGAAGATGCTGAAGCGGGTATTCCGCAACGGCGCTTCGATCTCGTTCGTGGGGGCAAATAGCCCAGGCGGATTCCGGCGCATTACCGCGCGCATCGTGGCATTCGATGAAATCGACGGCTATCCGGTTCAGGGTGCCGGCAAGGAAGGCGACCAGATCGCTCTGGGCATCAAGCGTACCGAGTCGTTTTGGAACCGCAAGGTCATTCTCGGCAGCACGCCGACCGTTAAGGGCTACAGCCGGGTAGAAAAGAGTTTCGCGGAAAGTGATCAGCGACGCTACTACGTGCCGTGTCCTCACTGCGGCGAGTACCAGGTGCTTGAGTGGGGTGGTCCCGATACGCCATACGGTATCAAATGGGAAAAGGATGGGAACGGCGAAGGTCTGCCGGACACCGTCTATTACGTCTGTAGGGAAAACGGCTGCGTCATTCATGACATGGACAAGCCTGACATGGTGGCTCGTGGCGAGTGGCGCGCATCAAAGCCATTCAAGGGACATGCTGGATTCCATATCTGGGCCGGCTACAGCCTGTTCCCAAATGCGTCATGGCGCAACCTAGTCGCGGAATGGCTGAAGGTGAAGGATGACCCGCTGTCGCGGCAGACCTTTATCAACCTGGTGCTAGGCGAGGCCTACGAAGACCGCGGCGAAAAGGCGCTGAAGGAAGGCTTGCTGGCCGAACGTTGCGAGGTATGGCCGGCGCAGGTCCCGGATGGGGCTGCTGTCCTGACGGTCGGCGTTGACACGCAAGACGATCGCTTCGAGTGCGAAGTTACCGGGTGGGGTAGGAACGAGGAAAGCTGGTCGGTCGACTATGAAGTGATCCATGGCGATTTGGAAACGCCTGATCCCTGGGACCGACTGGATGCATATCTGAAGCGCATATGGCGTCGCGCCGATGGGCGAGGATTTGAGGCAATGGCCGTTTGCATCGACTCCGGCGGACACCATACCCAGAAGGTCTACGAGTTCGCAAAGGCGCGGCTTGGACGGAGGGTGTGGGCGATCAAGGGCGAATCTGCGATCGCAGGCAAGCGCAACCCGGTATGGCCGACAAAGACACCGAGCCGGCGCAGCAAGTCGACGTTCCGGCCGGTGATCATCGGCGTGAACGCGGCAAAAGATGTGATTCGGGCTCGCCTTCACATCGAAACGCCGGGCCCGGGCTACATGCATTTTCCAGTAGATCGGGACATTGGCTATTTTGCGCAGTTGACGGCCGAGCGATCAATTAGGAAGACGTCGGGTGGCCAGCATTACCGAGTGTGGGAACTGCCGCCGGGGCGTGCGAATGAAGCGCTTGACTGCCGCGTGTACAGCTATGCAGCGCTTTGCGGGCTATTGCATCTCGGTCTGAAGTTGAATAAGCGAGCTGAGGACATATCGGTTCCGTACCAGCGAACGGAAGACGAGCAGCAGGCAGCCCGACAAGATCCGCCGGCACCGATGCCTCCGGCCACTGCAGTGGTGCAGTCAATCAAGAAGTCCCTTGCCGCAAGGCTGGCATAAGGAAAAGACATGGAAACGAAAGTCGGAGCGGTTACCTTTTCGCACAATTCCAGCTTCACTGGTGAAGTCGAGATCGAGCGCGGCGGGCTGGCGGTCAAAGTACCGTTCGAGGCCCTGCAAAAGATTGTTGCTGAAAAAGTGCGATTCCAGATGGTCGAGAATATCAACGCGCTGAAACCGCATGAAATCCTCGCGCTGGCCGCGTCGAAGAAATGAGCAGGGCGAGCATCCTGGACGGCATGTCCGTCGACGTCCTTCAAGCTAAGCTTTCTGTCATGCAGCAGGCATACCTTGACCTGTCGACTGGCGCCAAGGGGGAGTCGTACAGCTATACCCAAGGCGACGGTTCCAAGTCGGTGACCTACACGCGGGCCAATATCAGCCAGCTCACTCGCGCCATTCTGGCCGTCCAAATCCAGATTGACCGGCTGACAGGTCAATGCGTCAACCGCGTTGGTCCGCTGCGACCTTATTTCTGAAAACCATGATCCTTGATTCTTCCGGGCGCCCGATCAGTTCACCGGTGCCGGGGAAGGTGCGTGCGTCGACTTCTCCGGGCAGCCTGTACCCGAACATCTATCCGTATGAGGCGGCCAGCCTGCAGACGCAAGAGATGGGCGACTGGCTGCCGTGGATTCGTTCGCCCGATTCGGAAATAAATCTGTACCGTGATCGGATGGTGGCGCGCTCGCGCGATCTTATCCGTAACGACGGCTGGGCTGCCGGCGGCATCACGCGGATTCTCGACAATACGATCGGGGCGTCGCTGCGGTTGTCAGCCAATCCTGACTATCGCGCGCTGGCGGCTCTGACCGGTGTCAAGGCGTTTGATTCGGCATGGGCAGAAGAGTTTCGGCGCGCGATCGAAGCCATCTGGCGCGGTTATTCAGAAGATCTCGGGCGTTACAACGATGTCAACCGGATGCTGACCATCTCTCAGCAGATGCGGCTGGGCTTACGCCACAAGTTAATTGATGGGGATTCGCTGTTCGTAACGTACTGGATGCCTGAGCGCATCGGACGTGGGCGCGCGACCTACGCAACGTCGTTCCTTTTAATCGACCCGGATCGACTCTCGAATCCATACCAGATGATCGATTCGAAGAACCTGCGCGGTGGCGTCGAGATTGACGACAACGGCGTGCCGATCGCTTACCACATCCGCAAAGCAGAACAGAACGACTGGTACAACTCGGCCGAATCGATGATCTGGGAGCGGGTCGAGCGCGAAGACCATGATGGCTGGATGCGCGTGATTCACGACTTTGAGCACGATCGCGCCGGCCAGCACCGTGGCATCGGCATTTTCACGCCCGTCCTGTCGCGCTTCAAGATGCTGGCGCGCTATTACGGTGTCGAGCTGCAGGCCGCGACGATTGCCGCGACCTTTGGCACATACGTGACCAGCCCCTACGATCCAGCGCTTGTTCAGGATGCTCTCGATGGCGATTCTGAACTGAACAATTATCAGAACTTGCGCAACGAGTGGTCTAAAGAGCGCCCGGCCATGCTGAATGGCGCCAGGGTACCAACGCTGGCGCCGGGCGAGGAAATCAAGTCTGTTGCGGCCGCTCATCCGCATTCCGGATTTGGCGACTTCGCGCACGAGATGATGCGTACCTTCGCCGCGGCTGCTGGCCTATCGGCTGAGCAGGTGACGCAGGACTGGTCAAGCACCAACTACAGCTCGGCACGCGCGGCGCTATTGGAAAGCTGGAAGACCCTGACGCGCCGGCTGAACGAATTCAAGACCGCCACCGCAACGCCGATGTATGCCTGCTTCCTCCACGAAGCGATGGATCGTGGTGATCTCCCGTTGCCCCGCAATGCCCCGGATTACATCGACGCGCGCACGCACTACGCGCGCTGCGACTGGCTGGGCGTGGCCCGCGGCTGGGTTGATCCTGTGAAGGAGAAGCAGGGCGCAATTCTCGGCATGGACGGCGCGCTGTCCACGCTGAAGAAAGAATGCGCCGAGCAAGGTCTGGACTATGAAGAGGTGATCCAGCAACGCGCGGTAGAAATCAAGCAGTTCCGCGAGGCCGGATTGCCGCCGCCGAACTGGTATGGAAACGACGCTATGAACGCAGCAACCCCAGAAGAAGAGGCGCAGGCGAAATGAAGAATCTCCCTTTCCTCGCGCAACGACTGTTCAACACGCCGCTCGCGATTACGCCCGGCAAGGCAGAGATGGTCATGGCCGCACTTGCCGACCGGTTCGGCATTACCAGGCTATTCCGGTCCGACGGCGAGGTCATCACCTTCGCGGATGGCGGCTCGTGTACCGATATTGGTGCCGGCGCAGAATTTGGCGGCGCGAAGGAAAGCCCGGCGCGCGGTTACGACGTCATCGCCGGAATCGCCGTCATCCCGGTGCAAGGTACGCTCGTGCAGAAGCTTGGCACACTGCGCCCGTACAGCGGAATGACCGGGTACGACGGCATCCGGGCGAACGTGAGCATGGCACTCAACGACGACGCCGTGCGCGCAATCGTGTTTGACGTGGACAGCCCCGGCGGCGAGGTATCTGGATGCTTCGACCTGGTCGATGCGATCTACTCGGCGCGCGGACAAAAGCCGATGTGGTCGATCTTGTCGGAGTCGGCATATTCGGCTGCCTACGCGATTGCAAGTGCGTCGGATCGGATTATCGTGCCGCGCACTGGCGGAACCGGAAGCGTGGGCGTGATCTGCATGCATGTCGATCTTTCCAAGGCGCTGACCGCAGCAGGCATCGCGGTGACCATCATTCAGTATGGTGCGCGCAAAGCGGATGGCAGCGAGTACCAAGCGCTTTCGAAGGAAGCGCTCGCCCGGTTCCAGGGCGACATTGACACGATGGGCGATCTGTTCGCCTCCACTATCGCGCGCAATAGAAAAATCTCCAAGGCCTCGGTCAAAGGTACCGAGGCCGCAACGTATCTCGGCGCTTCCGGCGTCGAAATTGGCTTCGCCGATGCCGTCATGGCACCGGACGAAGCATTCCAATCCCTTCTCTCCGAGTTGGGCCAGTAGTCACTTCCACTAAATGAGGTTGCATTTATGACCCCCACACTGCGTAGCAAAGTGGCGAGCGCCCTATCGTTCGCCCATCTGGCCGGACTTGGCCAGCGTTCCAAAGCCGAAGGCGACGATCCCGAGAAAAAGGACGATGAAGAAGCCAAGGGATCGCGCGCCGAAGGCGACGATTCGGAAGACAAGGAAAAGGACGATACCAATTCCAAGAAATCCAAGGCAGAAAAGGGCGACGACGACAAGGATTACGCCGAAGGCGACGATCCAGACAAGAAAGACGAAGACGCCGATGCCAAGGGATCAAAGGCCGAAGGCGACGACAAGGAAAAAGATGCTGAAGGCGATGACGACGAAGATGAAATGTCTGGCAAGAGCGCGGCGGCAAGCGCCCGCCGGCGCGAGCGCGCGCGCTGCGCTGCAATCTTTGGCAGTAAGGCGGCTGGCCGCAACCCGGTTCTGGCTGCCAATCTGGCGTTCAACACCCGGATGACGCGCAAGGAAGCGATTGCCGTTCTAGAAAGCACTCCGGCAGCCGTTCAGCCGGGCGCCGACCGCTCTGGCCGCAATCCCGTGCTGGGATCTGGCGCATCTGCCGGACGCAATCCGAAACAGGCAATTGCATCCAGTTGGGATCAGGCATTCGCGTCCGTTCCTGGGCATACCCGTCGCTCGTAATCGCTTTTTCAAAATCGAAAGGAAATAATCATGGGAAATCCCACTGTTACCCCGCTGGTCGAGCAATGGCATGACGGCGGCTTCATCGTCAGTGAGGCGAACGGTCATCAGTCGCGCGAGAGCATTACGCTGACGGGCGCCACCAAGGTCTATGCGGGCACAATTCTCGGTCAAGCCAAACTCGGTGCCGCCACCAGTGCAGCCGGCACCAATACCGGCAATGGCACCATGGGTGCTATTGTCGTCGGTGCCGGCGCTCAGGCTGGTGCCTATGTGCTCAGCATCACGAAGGCGGCGACAAATGCCGGCGACTTCGAGGTCATCGATCCGCAGGGCGACGTCGTCGGTTTGGGGACTGTCGGCACCGCATTTTCCGGGGGCGGCCTGAGCTTTACCTTGGCGGACGGCGCTACCGACTTCGCCGTCGGGGACAAGTTCACGATCACGGTCGCTGCTGGCACCGGAAAATATGCCCCGCTAAACCTGTCCGCTACCGATGGTACGCAGACTCCGGCAGGCATTCTGTTCGCTACCAAGGACGCAACATCCGCAGACAAGCCGGCGCTCTCGATGGCACGAAACTGCGAGGTCAATGCGTCCGAGCTGATTTGGCCGTCTGGTGCGACGTCGGATCAGATTGCTGCCGGCGCCATCCAGTTGAAAGCCCTCGGGATCATCGCCCGCTAACCCCACCATCAACCAATCAAGAAGGCCGCCTCCGGGCGGCTTTTTCTTTTTCTAAAGGAAAAATCATGGCAGGCGAAATCCTCGACATCTTCAACTCGGACGCGTTCAGCGCCGTGGCCCTGACCCAGGGCGTGCAACGTAACCCGTACCAACCTGTCGGCTTGGGTGAATTGAACATTTTCACCCCGAACCCGATCCGTACAACGAATGTCGCTGTTGAAGAGCGGACCGGCAAGCTGGCTCTGATCCCGTTCAGCGAGCGCGGCGCCGAAGGCACGCAACGGACCACCGAGAAGCGCAAGATGCGCTACTTCGACGTGCCGCGCCTGATGCACGACGACACAATCCACACCTATGAAATCCAGAATATTCGCGAGTTCCAGGAGGGCGTCACCCAGCAACCGGTTTCGGTGCTGATGCAATTGGAGCGCGAAGTTGCTCGTCGCCTTGGTGGCCCGACTGGCTTGCTGGCCAGCATCGAATACACCAAGGAATACCTGCGCCTGGCCGCTGTGCAGGGCCTGGTTCTTGATCCGAAGGACGGGAGCGTCCTGTACAACTGGTTCGACGAGTTCGAGATCGCCCAGGCTTCGGAAGTGGCGTTCAATCTGGCCGCCGGCACGGCAAACAGCTTGCGGCCGATCTGCAACGGCATCGTTCGCACCATGGCGCGTAAAGCACAAGGCGCGTTCACCCCGTCGACCCGTGTCTACGGGATGTGCGGCGACGCGTTCTACGACAATCTGACAAATCACCCGGACGTGATTCGCACCTTCATCAACTGGTCCGATGCGCGTGCATTGCGTGACAACTCGCAGGGCGCTGCATTCGAAGCGTTTGATTTTGCGGGCATCACCTGGTTCAACTACCGCGGTTCGGACGATAACAGCTCGATCAAGGTTGCTGACGACAAGGTGAAGTTTTTCCCAGTGGGTGCCCCCGGCGTATTCGAGGAAACGCTCGCACCGGGAGAATCGGCTGAGTTCGTCAACCAGCCGGGCGCACCAGTCTACGTGTTGCCGATCATTGATCGGGATCGCCGCATGTGGTGGAAGATGGAGGCCTACGCTTACCCGCTCTACCTCTGCACTCGTCCGGAGACGCTGCTGTCCGGGCGCGCCGGAGCGTAAGTTGTGATTGACTGGGACTCGGCGGTTCTGGCGCCATTGCATGGGGTGTTCGGCGAAACGGTGCAGTATTTTCCGGCCGTCGGACAGCCTTTCAATATCACGGGCATTTTCGACGAGGCGTATAAGAGCGTCGATATGTCGGATGCCGTCGCAATGGCGACAGACATGCCCGTGCTTGGCGTGCGACTTGCCGAGTTCCCAGTCTCGCCGAAGCAGCGCGACACGCTCGTGATCACCGCGAATGATCAGCACAGCGGCGGCACATTCGTCGTCAAGGAAGTGCGTCCTGACGGCCACGGCGAAGCGAAATTGCTCCTGAACTATGTGGGTCCGTAATGGCTGATCTTGCAATGCTCGCCAGTCGGCAAATTCGCCTCGCTGCGATAGCGGCTCTCGATCCAGCGGCATTTCCTGGTGTGACGGTCGAGTCTCCGGGCGACTGGAACACGCCGCCGGAATCGTTGCCGGCGATTCTGCTGCGCTGTGCCGACGACAACAAAGAATCGATCACCAAGGGACAGCCGGAGTTTACGACAACTGTTGCCATTGAAATTTCGGTTCGAGTCGCCGCAAACACGGCAGCCGATGCACAGGATGCTATCGAAGCGCTTGTCTATTCGATCGAAACCGCATTGCTGACCAACTATGACCTGATCAAGATCATCAACCAGGTCGCATCTGTCAGCCGCAAGATGCAGATCAGCGCCGAAGGCCGCGTGCACTTCGGCTCGGCATCGATGCGCTTCGATTTCGAAGTGCCGGAAATGTTCGAGCCGACGGATTTCAATGTCCCGCCGGCGCTGACCAGCTTCGGCCTGCACTTCGATGCCGGCGCGCCGTTCGACTCGACCGGAACCTATGCCAATCCAGCGTTCCCGGATTCTGTACTACCCGCACCGCGTACCTCTGGGCCTGACGGCCGGGATGAGGGCGCTCTTGACATCACGCTACCGCAATAGGAGTTCCCCATGCACGTCAGACCGGCGCCGGGGTTCACGATCCGTGACCCCGACTTGAAGGACCACTTGCCGCAAGAAGGGCGAGACGTCCCTGATTCACCTTACTGGCATCGCCGTCTTCGTGACGGCGATGTTGTTTCTGGCGCGGTCAAAACCGCCGCGAAGCACAAGTCCACTGACCGGAGCGCACAAGAATGACTATCCCGTTCAAAAATATCCCTGCCAATATCCGGGTGCCGCTGTTTTACGCGGAAGTCGATAACTCGCAGGCAAACTCCGGCCAGATCAACCAACGCGCGCTGATCATCGGGCAGATTACAGCCGATGGTACGGCGACGCCAAATGTTCCAGTAATTTCGCAGGGCGCTTCGGATGCCATCACGGCCGGCGGCGCCGGTTCAATGTTGGCCCTGATGACGGCCGCCTACCGGCTCAATGATACGTTCGGCGAAGTCTGGTATTTGCCGCTCGCCGACGATGCTGGCGCGACTGCTGCTGCTGGAAGTTTGGATTTCACCAGCGTTGCCACCGCCGCCGGAACGCTCTACCTTTATATTGGCGGCGTGCGGCTTGCCCAACCGATCCTGACGACGCAGACCGCCGCGCAGCTCGCAACGGCACTCGCCGCGCTGATCAATGCAACCGCCAATCTGCCGGTTACCGCAGCCGTCGATGGAACGACGACCTCCAAGGTCAACATCACTGCAATCAACAAAGGCGCCGCCGGCAACGACATCGACCTACGGATCAATTACCAGGGCACGCGCGGCGGCGAGGTCCTGCCGGCCGGACTGGCCGTCACGATTGTGCAGATGACCGGCGGCGCGACCAATCCGACGCTGACGACCGCTCTCGCCAATCTCGGCAGCCAGGAATTCGACTTCATCGTTTGCCCGTACACCGATGCAACGTCCCTCGATGCGCTGAAAGGCCTGCTGAATGACGTATCCGGCCGCTGGTCGTGGAGCGAGCAGATGTACGGGCATTTCTATGGTGCCTACCGTGGGACTCTTGGTGCGCAAACGACTCTTGGCACCGGACGTAATGATCAGCACGGCTCGATCATGGGGTTCAACGACTCGCCGACACCGAACTGGATCTGGGCTGCGGCACTCGCCGGCGCAGACGCAGTCAGCAAGCGTGCAGACCCGGCCCTTCCTGTTCAGGGAGTGGTACTGCAGGGCGTTCTGGCGCCGCCGCTCCAGTCGCGCTTCGCGCTCACCGATCAAAACACGCTGCTATACGACGGCATCTCGACCTTCAACGTCGCCGATGACGGAACAGTGTCGATCCAGAACCTAATCACGACATACCAGAAAAATGCCTTCGGCAATGCCGACGACAGCTACCTGGAAGTCGAGACCATGTTCACGCTGGCCTACGTACTGCGCGCGCTGAAGACCATGGTCACGTCGAAATATGCGCGTGTGAAGCTGGCCGCCGACGGCACCCGCTTCGCGCCCGGCTCGGCAATCGTCACGCCGAACATCATCCGTGCCGATCTGATCGCAAAATACCGCGAGCTGGAATACGACGGCCTGGTGCAGAACGGCGACAAGTTCAAGGAAGGCTTGATCGTGCAGCAAAACAGCCAAAACCCGAACCGAGTCGATGTGCTGTTCCCGGGCATCCTGATCAACCAGCTGCGGATCTTCGCGCTGCTCAATCAATTCCGTCTGAGCTGAAACACACCCCGACCAACCAAGGCTGCCTCCGGGCGGCCTTTTCTTTTCTGAGGAATGAAAAATGGCAGACACGACCAATCGCATCGCCGGGGTGGCCTACCTCTCCGTCGACGGCAAACAGTACATGCTAGCCGGCGACTTCGGCTACAGCCCATCGAAAGTGTCTCGCGAAACCCTCGTCGGACAAGACCGCGTGCATGGTTACAGCGAGAAGCCGCATCAGGGAATGATGTCCGCCACCCTGCGCGACGCCGGCGGCCTGACCGTCGCAGACATCAACGCGATGACAAATGTCACGGTCACCGCCGAGTTGGCGAACGGCAAAACCGTCATCGGTCGGAACATGTGGACCGTCGATGTTCAAGAAGTGAAAACCGCCGAGGCCACTTTCGATGTGAAGTGGGAAGGCTTTGATGTTGAGGAGGCGTGATGGAAAACCAGAGTCAACCTGAGATTGCAGACATGCCCTCGGACGAAAAAACGATCGTGTTGCGTAAGCCGGTCACGTTCGCAAAGGTGGATTACACCAAGCTGGATCTGCGCGAGCCGACCGCCGGCGAGCTGTCGAAAGCCACCAAAGCCGGTAACGATGTCGACACGGCGATCGCGCTGATTTCGATGATTGCCAAAGTGCCGCGCGGTGCCGTCGAACTGATCTGCCAGCGCGACTTCCAGGAGGCGTCCGATTTTTTGGGCAGCTTCACGGTGACTGGCCCGGAAACTGGCGAGACATCGTCGCAGAGCTGACGAAATTCTACGGCTGGGGACCGGCGGAAGCCCTGTCTTTGCCGTGGCATGGCGAGTTTGGGCTGAGATGGTGGAATGATCAGGCGATACGGATGAAGGGCGCGGGATAGCGATATGGCAAACAATTTCAAGATCGTCATTTCCGCTACTGACAAGGCAACAGCGTCGGTGCGGAAGGTGAACGATGCCATCTCCAAGATGACTCGACCATTCTCAAACGTGCAGCGCTCAGCGAGCGCGCTGGGCAAGGAAATCGGCCGCAACCCGGTTGCCAAAGGACTGAAGCAGATCGGCCGCATCGCGGAAAGCACGGCGGCAAGCGTGGCAAAAATCGCGGTACCAATGGCCGGGCTGGTCGGATTCGGTTCAATTGCTGGCCTGGCTGCCCTTGTCACTGAATGGGGGCACCTTGGCTTCGAAATCGGCAAGACATCGGCAACGCTCGGGATGGCGGCATCTGACTTGCAGTCCCTGCGAGGCGCCGGCGAACTGGCTGGTGTTTCGTCTCAAGAGTTGACGGGCAGCCTGAAGGCCCTCGGCGACACGATGGAAGATGCGTTGTTTGGACGCAACCAGGGTGCGATGATGCTGTTCAATCGGATGCACATTGGCATTCACAAAACCGCCGAAGGATCGATCGACGCAGCTCGCGGTTTCAAGGAAATCGCCACCTATATTTCCAGAATCAAGAGCGCGCAGGTTCAGGGCCTGGTGGCGCGGCAGCTCGGTCTCGAAGCTGCTCTGCCGCTGCTCCGCAAGGGAGCGGCCGGCATCGAAGAGTTGCAACAGAAAATTTACGGCTTCGGTGGTGTCAAGAGCAATGCCGCGATCCAGGCAGCAGAGCAGTTCGGTCGCAAGATGATCGAACTGAAGTCGGCCGCTTACGGCCTGAAAATCGCGATCGGATCGGCGCTGATGCCTGCCTTGCAACCCATGATTGAGCAGCTCACGCAATGGGTATCGATAAATCGCGAGGCGATCAGCTCGAAAGTCGGCGAATGGGCGAGGCGCTTCGGTGAATGGATGCGCGGAGTGGACTGGGACAAGGTCGCGTCCAATATCGCGACGGTTGCCCATGCGCTCGGCTCCCTTGTCGAAGGAACGGCGAAGCTGATCGAGAATATCGAAAAGCTTGGCCGCATCAAGCAGGCGGACTTCTGGAAGAAGTTGGGGCTCAGTGGTCGCCAGATGGAGTACAACGAAGCGACCGGGAAATGGCAGCCGGTCAAGCAGCAGGGCGGCGCATCGGGTGGCCGGACTGGTGGTGCATCTGGCGACTGGTTGCCTGATAGCGGCCCTGCTGCCCAGGCGCCACGCGGTATCCGCAACAATAATCCGGGAAATCTGCGGCGCTGGGGCGACAACCCGATAAACGGCGGTTACGCCGTTTTCCGCAGCCCCGCCGAGGGCATCGCCGCGATGGTGAAGCAGCTCCAGTTGTATGGTGGCCGCGGCATCAATACGCTCGACAGCATCATTGGGAAATGGGCGCCGGCAAGCGAAAACGATACGCGCAGCTATGTGAACGACGTTTCTAAGCAGACTGGTTTCGCGCCGAATGCGCGTCTCGACATGGCGGATGCCAAAACGATTGCGCCGCTGATCTCGGCAATGATCCGCCACGAAAACGGCCAGAACCCCTACGACAAAGGTACGATCGATAACGCTGTATCGCATGTGCTGGTCGAATTCAAGAACGCGCCGCCCGGTACCACGGCAACCGCTAAAACCAAAACAGGCGCTGTGATGCCGGTGCGCGTCAATCACTCTCTACCCACATTGGCGGCAGGATGAGCATCGACAGTACATTGAATGGCATCCAGTCCGTCACGACGACGATTCAGTCGGGCGTCAACGCAGTGACACGGTTGGCAAAGGATGTTGGCATCGGCGGCGTTAGCGGTGTCGGAACCTATTGGAAAGACAGCCTGCAACCGGCTTCTTACAGAGGTGTGCGATTCGGCGTACTGAGCAGCGCGGGACAGTTCGGGCGTCGCAATGTTGTGCATGCGTACCCATATCGCGACCAAGTGTGGGTCGAGGATCTCGGGCGCGGCCCGCGGCGCGTCAACATGCGTGGCTTCCTAGTGGAGAACGGGGCGTATGGCGGGGGCAGCGTTATCGCGCAGCGCGAGCGAATGATTGCGGCAGCGGAGACCCCGGGCGAGGGCGAGCTGGTGCACCCCACCCTCGGCCGTATGAAGGTCAGCCTTGTCGGTCCACTGGGGGTTGAGGAGCGATGGGACCAAGGTCGCGTATTCGAAATAACGTTTTCATTTATCGAGTCGGGAAAGCGGATATTTCCGACCGTGTCGACCTCGACCGCCAACGCTGTCGCGGCGGCCTGCACGGCAGCGGACGCAGCCGCATCCAGCGATTTCGGTGCCTCTGTCGGTAGCACGCTCGCGCAGGGCGCGGCGGTGGTATTGCAGGCAGCCAGTACAGCCGCCGCCTGGGCGCGCAAGGCGCAGAAGCTGACCAACGATGCCACCAATCTGTACAACATGGTCGGCACGTTGAAGGGGAGTTTCGGCCGCTTCTCCGGAGGTCGCTCGAGTGGAATTTCCGGTGCGGCAAATACGATCGCATCCAAGGCCAACAGCATTTCCGGGTTGATCGCGGCAGGTTCAGCGGCCCGTACCGGCGTGTCCTCGGCAATCAGCAAACTGAATTCGGCGGCATCGGGGCTTGGATCATGAGCACAACATCGGACTTTGCGGCAGCCGCGCAAGGAGTGGCGGCGGCATTGCTCGGCGCCACGGTCAACCCCGCGGACGCGGTTCGGCTGCTTTCCAGTCTCGCCGACTTCACGCCGAATGACGCAACGTCATCGGCTCCGGTCGGCGTCGCAATGGCAACGATGCAAAAAGCCAGTGGCGACTTGTTCAGGCGAGCGGCTGTAGTGGCATTGGCGCGCGCGTCCGCCACCTATCAGCCATTCTCGGCAGACGACGCCGCAGCCCTGCGGGATGTGGTTTGCGGCTTGCTGGATAAGGAAATCATGCTTGCCGGCGATCAAGGGCAGGACGCGACGTTCAACGCGTTGCGTGCGGTGCGAGCTGCCGTGGCGCATGACCTGGCCGCGCGCGGTGCTGCGCTGGCCGGCATCGTAACAGTGGAATCGAATCAGCCGATACCGGCGCCAGTGCTGGCGCAGCGGCTGTATCGAGACCCGGCGCGCGCCGACGAGCTAGTGACGCAGGCGAATCCGCGGCATCCGGCGTTTATGCCGACAAGCTTTAAGGCGCTGGCGGGCTAGATCAGCCCGGGGGAAGTGTTTGAAGGGTATGGGCTTCAGGCTTTCCCCGCCGCGTAGGCATTGTGGTTTTAAGGCATGAATACGACGCCGGGTGGCCCCAGGCAGCGTATTGGGCCGCCATTTGCGCCCCTTTGGTTTCGCAAGCCTTTTTGCTTTTCAGGTATGCGGCGGTCGTATGTCCGCCGACATACCCGTCGGCAAATACAAGCATCAGCGCAAATGCGGTGTTGACCATCTGATTGTCTCCCTGCGTTGAAATTCGAAAATATTCTACATCTCCTCAAAAATGACCGATGAACTGACCCTGTTTGTCGGGGAGCGCAAGCTTTCCGGCTGGACGTCCGTGCGGGTCACGCGCGGCATTGAGCGCTGCCCGAGCGACTTCGACATAGAGATGACGGATCTCTATCCAAGCGAGGCCGAGCAGGTCGTTATCCAGCCAGGCGATTCGTGCCAGGTGATGCTTGGAAAAGACCTGGTGATCACCGGTTATATCGATCGATTCATCCCTTCCATTGATGAGGGAAGTCATTCGATTCGAGTGATCGGCCGCAGCAAGTGCGCCGATCTTGTGGACTGTGATGCGGAATGGCCGGGCGGCCAGATCGTCGCATCCAGTGCCTTGTCGCTTGCACAGAAACTGGCTGAACCATACGGGAAATTCACGGACGGCCGCGCCCCAGATCCGATTTTGGTCAGTACCGATGTCGCCGATGTTGGACCGATCATTCCGCAGTTCAATTTGATGTTGGGCGAAAAGGCGTTCGACATCATCGAGCGCGTGTGCCGCTACTGCGCGCTGCTCGCCTACGATGAGCCGGATGGAAATCTGTTCTTGACCCGCGTCGGAACAACAGAGGCGGCCAGTGGATTCAAGCAAGGGGTCAATGTACAGAGCGCGGCGATCACATATTCGGTTGATCAGCGATATTCCGAGGTGTTGGCATTTATCCAGTCCGTCGATACGTTTCTTGAACTGGGTGACGACGGAAACCTGATTGCAACGGTTACAGATCCAAACGTCTATCGGCATCGCCGCAAAATTATTATTGCTGAGGCCAGCGACAGCAACTTCGACGTCGCAAAACGTCGAGCTGACTGGGAAGTTCTTCGCCGGTCTGGCCGTTCGCACCAACTCAATGTCAAAACGGACGGCTGGCGCGACTCTGCAGGTGTCCTCTACACGCCGAACACGTTGGTTCCAGTCGACTTTCCAGCCTTGAAGCTCGCGCCGAAAAAATGGCTCATAAGCGAAGTGACATACGCGCGTGATGAGCAGAGCGGCACGACCTGCACGCTGACGATCATGCCGCCGGAGGCTTTCGATATTCAGCCGGTGGTCATCAACCCGGTGTTCTCCGAAATTCCGGCCGGGCCCGATCAATGATCAACGCAATTGAGCGTATCTACCGAGGCATGTTGCTTGCGTTTGGCCGCGGCCGCATCAAGTTCATCGACGATTCCGGCGCAGTGCAGACGGCGCAGGTCTACTTCAGCAAACTGGAAACGATTGATGGCATTCCTGTACCGCATGACTTCGGCTTTACGTCGAATCCGCCGATCGATTCAGACGCATTCGCTTCTTTCCTCGGCGGCATCCGGAAAAACGGCATTGTCCTCTCTGTCGGCAGCCAGCAGTACCGGCTGAAGAACTTGAAGTCGGGCGAAATGGCGATCTACGACAGTGTCGGCCAGTCAGTCTACCTGTCGAAAACCGGCATCGTCATCAATGGGAACGGGAACCCGGTGAACATCATCAACGCGCCCCATGTATTTCACGATGGAGTGAACATTGGCAAGGATCACACCCACGGCGGCGTGTCGAAGGGCAGCGACAGCACAGGAATCCCGCAATGACGGATACGACCACCATCTGGAACCGTGACCTCTCGCGCGGCGACTGGGCGCTCGCCGGCGCAGACCTTCAGACCGGCAGCGATTTCGAATCGGCCATCCTTATCAGCCTCTTCACCGACCGGGAAGCGAATCCGGACGACGAAATCCCGGACGGTACCGGCGATCCGCGCGGCTGGGTGGGTGACCAAGGTCAAGACTACAAGATCGGCTCTCGCCTCTGGTTGCTGGCGCGCGCGAAGCAAACGACCGAGACGCTGCAACGCGCAAGCGACTACATCGCCGAGGCGCTGCAGTGGCTGTTAGACGACGGCGTGGTCGCGCGGTTCGACATCACTGTCGAATGGACCAGGCCGGCGATGCTGGGCGCGCGCATCCTGGCATATCAGCCGAATGGAAACGCAACGCCGATGAATTTTTCATGGGTTTGGAAGGCGATAAACTGAAATGCCATATTCAAGACCTACACTGACCGACCTCGACAACCAGGTCGCGCAGGACATTGAGTCGGCCCTACCGGGCACGCAGCCACTCCTGCGATTCGCGAACCTGAGGATCACCGGCCGCGCGCAGGCCCGGTTGGCGAATCTGCACTACGGCTATCTCGACTGGATCGCCAAGCAGTCGAACCCGTTTACGGCGGAGGACGAGTTCCTTGAGGCATGGGCGGCGCTGAAAAACGTCTACCGGAAGGCGGCTGCCTCCGCCAGTGGCGCGGTGACCTTTACGGGCACGAACGGTCTAGTCATTCCGGCCGGGACGAGCATCGTGCGCGACGACGGCGTGACTGCAACCGTCTCTGCGGACGCCACGGTTACCGGTGGCAGCGTTGTCGTAAGCGCGACAGTCGACGCGGATCCGACGGGGGCCACCGGTGCATTCGGCAACGCCGATGCTGGTGTCACGATGAGGCTCGGCCAGGCAATTGCGGGTATCCAATCCGCAGGAACGATCAGTACGGCATTTACTGGCGGTGCTGATATGGAAACAGCTGATTCCCTACGTAGCCGCATGCTGGAGGCCTATCAGAACCCGCCGCAGGGCGGTGATGAGTCTGACTATGTGACCTGGGCACTGGAAGTGCTTGGCGTGACGCGGGCGTGGTGCGTTCGGAATGGCTTCGGTGCCGGCACGGTGGTCGTGTACACGATGTTCGATGCAAGCGAGGCTGTGCACAACGGCTTTCCGCAGGGAACAAATGGCGTAGCAGCCGACGAAACCCGCGCCACGGCTGCGACAGGTGATCAACTTGCTGTGGCTGATTATATCTACCCGCTGCAGCCCGTCACAGCGCTTGTGTACTCAATGGCGCCGACCGCGTCGCCAGTCGATTTCACGATCACCGGAATCGTTTCCGGCAAGCGTGTGGCAGTGGAAGCGGCAATCGCTGACGTCCTGTTACGGAACGGATCTGCAAAAGGCGGGACGGTGCCGATAGCTTTCATCTGGTCCGCGATCGCCAGCGTCTCCGGTGTTACGGATTTCGTCATCACCACGCCCTCGGGCGACATCACGAATACCGTCGGCACGTTGCCAACGGTTGGCGCCATTACCTGGGCTTGATCCATGGCGGCACCAATCTACACCGCGGCCGACTTTCTCGCCGCACTGCAGGCGCTCATGCCGCGTGGCCGCGCCTGGTCTCGTGACTCTGATTCGGTCCAGGCGAAGGCGCTTTCAGGCCTGACGCCGACCTATGAGCGATCCACCAAGCGGGCAAACAACCTTATCGTTGATGCCTTCCCGGGGACGGCTTACGAACTGCTGCCCGAATGGGAAGCGTCCCTCGGTTTGCCAGATCCATGCGCCGGCCAAAGTCCGACGATCCAAGCACGCCGCGCGCAGGTAGTAGCGCGATTTTCTGGTACTGGCGGCCAGTCAGTTCCATACATGATCGCTTTTGCCAAAAATCTCGGCTACACGATCACGATCACGCAATTTATTCCGGCGCGCGCGGGCAATCTGCGGGCGGGTCAATCAGTTAGCGGAAGCGACTGGGCGCATGCGTGGCGAGTCAATGCGCCGACCAATACGTCATATCAGTTCCTTGCCGGATATTCGGCAGCCGGCGAGCCTCTTTCCTCGGATGGAAATCAGGTGCTTGAGTGTGAGCTGAAGCAAATTGCACCAGCCCACACAACAGTGTTTTTCTCTTACTCATGACAAGGATTTCACATGTTTCGTATTGACGATCCAACAGCCGCAGCCGCGCTGCCAGATCCTGAAGCGGCTGGCACGGAGGCGTATTTCACAGAGGGTAACCCGGGCGTTACACCGGCAACGCTGGTGCGTGCATCTTGGTTGAATATGATCCAGGAGGAGCTGCGCGCTATCGTTATTGCCGCCGGACTGACTCCATCCAAGACGACATACAACCAAGTGCTCTCTGCGCTGAACGCGAGTTATGCCAAGCTGGCCGGACTGTCTACGCAAGCCTTTAGCGTCGCCACGGCCACCGCGACGGCACATGCAACCCCGTTGGGTGAATTCGCGGGCCTCAACAGTGCCAACGGGTATATCAAGCTCCCGATGATCGTCGCCGGGGTCAAGAAAACACTGATCCTGCAATGGGGCTCTCTCTCAACCAGCGCGTCGGCCGAAACTGCAGTTACTTTCCCGATCGCGTTCCCGACACTGTGTGCTGCCGTTACCGCTTCTTGGAATGGAACACCGTTAGGGTCGCAGAAAGTGGCAACGCCAGCGGCAGTTACTTCTACCGGATTTTCAGCCGGCGGCTGGGATTCCGGTTCGCGTAGCGCGATTCTGATTGGCTGGATTGCCGTAGGCTACTGAAAGGAAAAAAATGTCATTCATCTATTCGAAGACAAGCGGCGGGTTTTATCGTACCGAAGACCAGGATGTATATCAGGCGGCAGGGTCATGGCCGAAGGATGGTGTAGCGGTCAGCGACGATGAACACGCCACGCTGATGGCCGCTCAAAGCGCCGGCAAGCTCATTCAAACTGACGCGACCGGCACTCCTGTCGCAGTTGATCGCCCCGGCCCGACTGCTGATCAGATTCGCACGCAGTACGAAACCGCCGCGCAGTCGCTGCTCGACTCGACGGCCAAGGCTTGGGGCTACGACAGCGTGATTTCGGCGGCATCCTATACCACTTCGGGCGTGGCGCAGTACAAGGCCGATGCCCAAGCGCTGATCGAATGGCGTGACGCACTGTGGCAAGCCGCATATGGCGTCGAGGTATCGGTGCGGGGCGGCACCGCGATGCCTGCCACGGCCGCCGATTTCCTCGCGATGCTCCCAGCGCCGCCGGCCCGCCCGACCGCCTGATTCCTCATTGATCCAACGATAAGCCGCCTCCGGGCGGTTTTTTACGCCCATAGGAGCGCGCATGCCGGTAACTGAGCTGCATGAAGAAAAAGAAACGCTAGTTGTCGATGTCAATATCCCCGGCCACGAAGCGCGCACGACAACTGCGCTGTTCGTTCGCACGAAGAAGCTGCTGATCGAACGCGAGGGAGGGCGGTGCTTTGTCTTCGGCCAAACGGCGGAGGAATCGGGTCACCCGCTGGAGGCCCACCATCACCCTATCGAGCGATCGATGGCCGAGATGATCGACTGGCACCTGTTCGCCATCGACTGCAAAGTCGGTCTTTGGGGTGTGCATGCGCAGGCGTTCGATTGGAATGCATTCTTCGCCTGCGATCCGATCGACCCGTATCGATTCGTTGACGACATGACAGTCAACGGCATGCTCTTGGCGAAGCAGTTCCACACCGGCCAAGACGCCGGCCTGCATTACCTCCCGTTCCCGCTCTGGATCGCGCAGAAGTACGGCAAGGAAGGGTATCAGTTCTCGGCTTCGGAGGTCATTCACCACGAGAAGGCGGGGGCTTGATGGAAAACGCAAAACATGCCGGCGATGCTGCTTCTGTCCTCGTTGCCTTTTCTACGCTGGTCGGCTGGCTCCCATCCATTGCGGCGCTGGTCTCGATCATCTATGGAGCGATCAGGATCTACGAAACCAAGACCGTGCAGGGATGGGTTCACAGTCATAAGGGGCGTAAATGACGCCCGCCGACTTCATCGCCGACTTCATCGCCGCCATCTCGCCGGCCGCGCGCGCGTCAATGGCAAAGAGCCACATTCCGGCATCGCTCGTCATCGCGCAGGGTGCGCTCGAATCGTCGTGGGGACGGTCGGTGCTTGCGGTAGATGCGCTCAACTTGTTCGGCGTAAAAGCTGATCCGTCGTGGAAGGGTGAAACGATTCAGATGCCGACCCGCGAATTCACGAACGGGCATTGGGTGACGGTGCCGGCGAAGTGGCGCAAGTACCCAACATGGCAAGCCTGCATCGACGATCACGCCGCCTTCTTGCGCTACAACCCGCGCTATCACTTGGCATTCGAGCACTGCGACGACACAGAGGCATTCACGCGCGCCATCGCCAAGGCCGGTTATGCAACCGATCCAGCCTACGCGGACAAGATCATTTCCATCATCCACAGCCACGACTTAAAACGGTTCGATCAAGGAGGAAGCATCAATGGATAACGCAACAAAAATCAAACTCGGCGTCGGCGCGGTGCTGTTCGCTACATGGGCTGCAATTCGCTTCGCCCACGTTCAGGGAGCCGACGACCTGATCGCGTTCATTCAGCCGGCACTGGCGGGCCTTGGTGCCCACGTTCTTACGACTGTCAATTCACAGGTGACGAAATGAAGAAACTCGCAATCCTCGCAATGCTGGTGCTCGCCGGCTGCGCAACGACACAGAGCGCTCAGACCGGCTACACGCAAGCCTGCGCGGCCTATGGCGCCGCATTCTCGACCGCGCTGCAACTCCGCATCGCCGGCAAGCTGAACAAAGCGCAGATCGACCAGGTGACGCTGATCGACGGCCAGATCACGCCGATCTGCACCGGTCCGCTGCCGGCCGATCCGACCGCGGCAACCCAGCAAATCACAGCAGCAGTAACGACGCTTGCCATCCTCGAAGCAGCGAAAGGGAAATGATCATGACGACGCAAACTGAAGCCATTGCAGCCGGTGTGCTGCAATCCCTGGGCACGGCTGGTGCGGCTGTGGCTGGTGCAAACCCGCAAGTGGCCGCCGTGGTCGCGCTGGCGCCGGTCGCCATCCAGCTCCTGCAATCGGCAACCCAACTGCAACAGGCCGGCGTACTGCCGCCGGACCAGCTCGCCGCGCTGTTCGCCAAAGTGGGGGAGGGCATCCAGTCGACGCATGAGCGATGGGCAGCGATGAACGCGGCGGACGCAGCAAAAGCGTGAGCGCCTTCCTGAACCGCCTCTGCCTGGAGGTCGCAGACAACCAGGACGATGGGCAGTGGATTCTGGCGCGGCCGCTGATGTACGCCTCGGATGTTGCCGGACGCACATTCATCGTGCCGCGCGGCTTCCAAACGGATCTTGCGTCAGTGCCGCGGCTTCCGATCGTGTATTGGCTGACTGGCGGAACCTCGAACGAGGCAGCCGTCATACATGATTTTCTGTATTCGACGCACCAGGTCGACCGAAAAACCGCCGATGCGGTGTTGCGCGAGGCATCGGCCGTGACCGGCGTTCCGACATGGCGGCGCTGGCTCATGTGGGCAGGGGTGCGATGTTTTGGCGGTTCGCATTGGGAGTCCGAGTCCCAAACAGCGTAATGGGAGAGTGAATGCCGCGGGATGGTCTGCGCGCATGTCCGTTATACTGCGCAGATTTCCAGGTTTCAATAGGCAAGTCAATGCAGAAAATAGACGGAAGCCGTATTGCCTCACTAGATCAAATTAGAGCAATAGCAATTCTTCCTGTTGTTATTTCGCACTATCACAGTCCATGGTTACCAGGCGGCGGAATTGGAGTGGGTATTTTTTTCGCGCTATCTGGATTTCTGATCGCATCTTTGCTCGCGAAAATACCTCGCACAATTCCTGATTTGCTTGGATTTGTCGCCAGAAGAATCTTCAGAATTTATCCACTCTTTGTAGCCGTCCTAATCACTGTTTTTATTTGTCTCCCAAAGGTCTCGCCAGAGAAAGGGCAAGCGTTTCATGAGGGGTTTGTGCGCTTGCTTACATTGACCGAAATGCCGCAATCGTCGTTTGGTTATGGCATCGGAGTAATGTGGACCCTTCAAATCGAATTTATTTTTTACCTGATGGCTCCCATCATGGTGTTCGTGCTCGGCCACAAAAAAGGGATTGTGATTCTTTCCATTGTATTGATTGCCGTGGGTTGGCACCGCGATTTTGTTGGGCCGCATGGACTAGGTGAGGATAGCGACTTCGCGACGTTTCTACACTGGGGTGGAGCATTGGGTCTGGGTTCGCTTTTGTCTATTCTGGCAGCAGGAAAATGGTTAGAGAAAGAAGCTTTCCTGTCTAACTCTCGGCTTGTCTTGGAGTTGTGCTTAGCAGGCCTCGTCTTTCTTCTCGCCTTTGCCCCAAGTCCATCGTCGGCGTGGCACCTTGAAGTGTTTATAGCTGCGCTGCTCGCATGTGGGTTGATAGCGGTATATCTAAATAACGACCGCTTCTTCGTTTCGCCTCTGCTATCAGCAATTGGGAAGATTTCATATTCCATATATTTAATACACGCAGTATTGCTAGATTATGGCGACTCCATATTCGGCATCAAAGTTTATGGCAACTTCCCAATGTATCTTTTGGCGGTTCTTGGGATTTCATGCGTGACGTATTTACTTATTGAGAAGCCGGGGGTAAGACTGGGAGCTGTTGTGAGCAAAGCGATTCGGTCACGCTCCGTTGGTAGCGTTTCGGAGCAACTGACCGAATCGATAGCGACCGGAAAACCTTAGAGGATGCTTGGCCGAAATGAATACGATCTCGGCTGGTCTATCGCGGTTAAAGTCCCATCGCGCACAGATGGCGCAAGACTTGAGAATGAGCGGCTTCCCGGAGTTGTCTCGCTAACTTCGCCTTTGCTCTCCACCCGCCATCAGAGGTGTCCGAGTGGTAATAAATGAAGCCTGCCAGTGCTTCACTGTTAAGCCTCGATGCCACGCTCAGCAATTCCTCCCGTGCCTCTTCGTATCGCATATTTTTCTCCACATGAAATAACTTGGAGATTATCAAGGGCAAATAGCCTCGGCACAGACTTTTGATCGGCATGGTTATTAGATATACTGTACAAAAACACAGTATATCCATGAAATACCTTCTCAACCTCGGCTTCTTGTCCGGCCAACAACTAACGTCGGACCGCATCACAAGTGCAGAGCCGGCGCTCGGTGATCTCACGGTCGAGAACTGGCCACCGCGTGGCATCAAGCGCTTCACGCGGTTCAGGCGCGTTGCCATCTTTCGGCAGGCCGATGAGCCCGAGCCATTCCGCTTATACGATCCGGAACTGACCAGGGTAACGCCTATCTACATGGAACTCACCGGCCACGAGCAGCACGGCACGACATTCCGAACGCAGAGCTGGACATTGCGCGAAGCACCGCACAATGTGTCGTTCGGCTTCTGCGATCCGGAAGAAGATGACCGGGTGTATTGAGGGGTGACCGCCTGATTTTTTGGGGCGGCAAAAAGCAAAAAACGCAGCCTAGAATTAGAAAACGTCTAATATCCAGTGCTGCGTTTACATACAGCCGAAGCTGTAAGGCCTTGATTCTCTTGGTCGGGGCGAGAGGATTCGAACCTCCGACCCCTTGCACCCCATGCAGGGTTAGATCGACTGGAAACGTATGCTGCATAAGGCCTCCCGTTTTATTTGGGTAATATACAGTATCAAAAATGCGTT